ATCTCAAAAAGGATCAAATCCATTTTTCAAGGCAAAAAATGAAACTAGGCCTATAAAAGGACCAGGCACACCGCAAAATAATAAATGTGATTTGCCACAATCTGGAATTCAATTTCTTTCTATTTCTGGTCATACCTTTGTTATGGATGACAGTGTTGAACAACCTACTGGAACACCAAATTGGCAAAGATCCCTTAAAGATTTTGATTTTGGTTGTAGTAATTTATATTTAGGAAGAACATATTGGAAAAGCTGTACTGGTCATGAAATTTCTATGAATGATGTAGAAAAACCTTCAAAAGTAAGAGCAATTGAAAATGGAATTAAATTAAAAACTGCCCTTAGTAATGAAATTTCATTATGTGATGAAACAATATCAAATTGTCCAGGTAAAGGTGGCCCAACTCGTGGTATAAGTATGAAATCCACAAGTAATCATGTGTTTAAAATGATTGACGAAGGTGTTTTCCAGCAAAGTATGACATGTAGAAAAGATGGTAATGTACCTAAAAATAATGCAGACAAAGCTTATGTTCAATTAAGAAGTGGTTACGGTCTTGAGCTTTATATGAGTGATAGAGATAGTCAAGAAGAAACAAAAACTCAATTTATTAGATTAAAAGCACCACAGACAGACAATAAAGAAAGAGGCCCACACACATTAGAAATGCAAGAAGCTGCGGTTGGAAGAGGATATGTATTTTTAAGGGCTGGAGGAAATTATCTTACGCAGAGTTATGATAGTCATTATGAAATAGTAGGAGATTCTAAAAATAATCCAGCAGATAAATTAAGCATGGTCACTAAAGATAGAGTTTCAATTACTAGTAATTATGATTATAGAATAAATGATTATTTTTATAATGCTTCAAAGAAAAGAGCATTTTTGTTAGCTGGATTAGGTGATTGTATAGATAAAAAAGGTAAAGACACTTTTTGTGTATATCCAATAATAGTTTATGATAAATATAATAATAAATTACGAATAAGCGACAGAATTTTTGGATCTTGTTCAGATAAAGCTGAAATACCAAATTTAGCTTCGCTTGATCCACTTGCACAAGGTAATCAAAATGGACAAAATAATCAAAATCTAGTAATTTAAAAAAAACTAAAATTACTACATAATATTATGAGTTTTATTTTAAAAGGTGCTCCTTATCCAATTGGTAAGTCTTCATTAGGATATTTATTTACACAAGAAGGAATAAATACCTTAAAATCAGATTTAGTACAATTACTAATGACTAATCCATACGAAAGAGTCATGCTTCCAACATATGGAACTCCTTTGCGTAAGCTTTTATTTTCGCCAAATGACACGGCTGTTGTAGAACAAACAAAAAGATTAATAGCAGCTTCAATTCAAACTTGGGAACCTAGAGTAGTAATATCAAGCATTGAAGTGTTTAATGGATATGACAATACATTCAATCCATCAGATAATCCAAGTACTTTAAACGACAACGATCATGTTTTAACAATTAAAATTAAATTTTTTGATCCACAAAGAATTGATTATGTAGAAGTTTTAACATTACAATTACCTGTAGGAGTATGATAGAAATGCAAGAAAAATGTGATATTATTTCGCCTTATGATATAGGTTCTACGCCAAAACAAACAAATATTGTTTCTTTGAATTATACCAATCAAGACTTTTATTCAATGAAGAGCAGATTGGTAAGTTTCATTAAAGAAAAATTTGGAAATGATTTTAATGATTTTGTTGAATCTAGTCTTGCAATCATGTTGATTGAAAATTTTGCTTTTTTGGCAGATACTCTTTCTTTCAAAATGGATCAAATTGCGAATGAAGTTTTTATTGATACAGTAACTGAATTAGACAATGCTTTTAGGTTGGCAAAATTAGCTGGATTAAAACCACAGCCTCCAATTGGATCAAAAGCTTTATTTTCTGCAAAATTAAATGCAATTCAGACATTTGACATAGAAATTAATACTCCTTTTGAAATTGATGTAGTTTCAAATCAACAACCTTTTTCTTTTGAATTATATACTGCCGATTATTTAAATAGGCCTATATTTGGTGAACCTATTATTATTAGGGCTGGACAATTAATTAATTCAAGCATTGTTGGTATAGCTGGTAGAACTAGGAATATTTCATTTGCTTCAAATGGTACAATTAATTTAATTTTATCAATACCAAATTCTTCAATTATAAGTGATTCAATAAGAGTTGTTGTAAATGGACAAGAATGGGAACAAGTAGATTACTTTACTTCTGGATTAGCCAATAAAGAATACTTAGTAGAATACAATCCAGATTATAGTGCAAGTGTTATTTTTGGAAATGGCAAAGGCGGTTTAGTTCCTTCAATAGGAAGTCAAATTGAAGTTATATACAGAATAGGTGGTGGTCCAAACGGAGACATAGTTACAAACTTTGCAAGTACAGAAACTTTAATTCCAATAGAAGGAGTTCCAGCAAGTGCAATTGTATTTTTATCAAATTATACAAAAGGTGAATTTGGTTATTCTGGTGATACAGTAGAAGAGATTCGTGAAAAAATACCTTTATATTTAAGAACTCAAAACAGAACTGTTTCTGGAGAAGATTATAAAACTTTTACCAATCAATTTGCAACAACATATAATGGAATTACTGGTAAATCTACGGCTGTTTTAAGAAGTTATGGTTGTGCTGCTAATATCATTGATTTATTTGTTTTAGTAAGAAGCGGTGTAAATGGTTTGGCAAAAGCAAATACTCAATTTAAAGAAGAATTAACTAATTCTATTAATGAAGTAAAAATGCTTACTGATGTTATTTGCTTGAGAGATGGGGAAATTGTTGATGTCAATATTTCGATTGATGTCACAATTGATAAATATTATAAAAAGTTTGAAGATGATATAAGATCAAACATTGAAAATAATGTTGAATTATTTTTCAATTTAAATAATTGGGATTATGGTCAATCTTTGCAAGAAACAGATATAGTTCAATATATGTCAAACATGAAACAAATAAAAAATATTGATATTACATTTAATACCGTTGAAGTATATTCATCAAAAATTATTACTACAAAATATTATGAAATCATTAGACCAGAAAGTATTACAATAAATTTCTTGTATAATTAATTATGATAGAAAAATATTATTATCAAAATCCAAAAGTATCAGACACAGTAGTATTCGATTTATATACTCCTGATGCTAATTGTTGTTTTTCTGAAGATCCTTTTGAGGTTGTATCAATTACAATATCTTTTGTTGAAAGAAATTTCATTAATGATTCTTCGATTTATACAAATAATCAAATTACAAATAGAGATTTAGAAGTTCAATATTTAGAAGCAAAACAAAAAGCTTGTGAATTCCCTGACAATCAAGATTATGCAACAAAATTAAAAATAATTCAGAGAAAACTACTTCAAGATACTTCATCTAAGCTTAATAAAATTGAATTTGATAATCTTTTATCTGTAAAAGTATATGGTTCAAAAAACAATCCAGTTTGGACAGCAAATAAAACTGATTCTGTCTTAGAAAAAGTTATAGATATAAAAAGCGATATATTAAATGGTCACTTCAAATTTAAATTTAAAAAAGATGGACTTAGAGATGGAGATTATTTTATAAGCTGGAAATGGCGACCAAATATTTCTTTGCAAACTCTTTCTTCTAAAATTTATTTTAGTTTAGCTGCGAATGTATCAGAATATATAGTACCAAACAATCTTGAAGCACCAAGAAATAAATATCCAAATTTATTAAATAAATACCTTCCAGATGTTTATAAAAATAAACTAAGCGGTACAGATTTAAGTCCAGAAATATTAGAAAAATTCAACAATGCTTGTGGAGACACATTTACTTATTTAGAAAATTTAGCAAATAGAATGCCCTTGTTGTTAGATCATAATTTAATTTCAGAGCATCTACTTCCTTATCTTGGAAATCTTTATAAGCTTGCATTTAAGTCAAATGATCCAATTAGATGGAGAAGGCAAATAGCTAAAGCTGTGCCAAATTTCAAACTAAAAGGTACATTAAAAGGACTAGAATCAGTACTAGGTGATGCTGGAATAATTCTAAAGAAATATACATCTTTATATCAAATTTATTCAAAATACACTTGGAATGATGTCTTTTATGTTTTAAATAATCAGGTTGAATTTATATTATCAAAAATAAGCTTGACTGTAAATAACAAGAACTTTGCGGTATATTTAAAAGATAAAAATAATGATTTTATTGAGCAACCATTGTCAAATATAATAATTAAAACAGAAGACAATATTAGTACTGTTAAGTGGATTGGATTACCTTTAAAAAATGGCATTGCTTTAAAAATACTTTACCAATATAAACATATTGATAATAGCCTCGAACAAACACTAGAAGAATATTTAAGAAGTTTGCCTTTAGCTGATTTAAGGAATGATTTAAACATATTTTATCCTCCTAAAAACTGGAATGCTAAAGTTATTGAAGAAGATGATCTATTATTCAATGAAATTATACCAACTAAGAATCCGTTTAATGAATTGATTGTTTTTGGTAAAATAAGGACTGAGTTTCCTTATTCTGAAAATATTTATAACATGGATGAATACAACGGTTCTTTGAGAGACAGTAATAATCCATGTGATATTGATAAAAACTTTTTAGATCCTTGCAGTGGATTTGCTACAACGCTTTATAATTTAAATTTAGAAATCGAAAATTTAAACAGTGAAAGAATTCAAGAAGTATTTAATATTTTAAAAGAATTCACGCCATTTCATAGTATTTTACACAGTTTAAATTATTCGGGATATTTTGAAACTATAATGCTTCC